GTTATATTATTATGCAATATTTACGGTATTTGCTATTCTTGCTTACATGATTGTTGTTGACAAAAATGTAGCAATTTTCATTGAGTTAATGGCACGGTTTGCTGTAGTTCAAATAAAACGTGCTTGGTGGATCGTTAGATTTCACCCAGCAAATCCAATCCCACGCTGGACATTGAACTGGCGTGTGGAACGCATGACACGAAAACTTGAAAAGGAACTTAAAGATGACTCACTACGACAAAATGATTGACGCTATCAAACAAAAACTTTATGAGCATCACATTAACACAGTAGTGTGGGATGAAAAGGATGCCAATGAAACTTCACAAAGAATTTTAGAAATTGTAGAAGAATTTCAACAAACTCGTTCAATACCAAGATGGAGGGCAAGTGATTAAAAAATTTGAGGAACTGATATACATCAAAAAAAATGCATTAGATAAAGAATTTTGTCAACATTGTATAGAAAAATTTAAATCTGATGATAGAAAAGACAAGGGACAAGTTGGAGCTGGATATCAACCAGACGTAAAACGTTCTTTAGATTTACTTATAAGTAATCTTGATGAATGGTCTAGTGAAGATGAAATTTTTTATAAGTCTTTAAACAAAGCTTTAAATGAGTACACAAATTTAGAAAAAACTAAATTATACAAATTTAATGATGTATATTTTGAAGACAGCGGTTATCAAATACAAGAAACTAAACCAGGAGAATTTTATACTTGGCATAGTGATTATATGGTTAATGGAAAAGGTTGGAGTAGAGCTTTAACATTTATTTGGTATCTAAATGATATTAAATATAAAGGAGAAACTGAATTTATTACGGGAAATAAAATTAAACCAGAAACTGGTAAATTAGTTATATTTCCTGCTACTTGGACATATTTTCATCGTGGTTGTCCGCCAAAAAAAGAAACAAAATATATAACAACTGGATGGTTATATTATGATTGCCAAAGTTTAAAAGCCTAAAGGAAAAAATAATGAATTCTGAATACAGAAAAGAATTAGCAGAAAAATTAAATTGTCGTGAGCAAGACATTGAATGGGGTCCAGAATATACTGGCATTAAAATTTGTGGTAGGACATATAAAATAACTCAAGTAATCCAAGAAGATAAAAAAATGACTATTCATCTTCTTGGTGTTGAGGGAAAATTTAAATTACCAGAACATTTAGATGAGTAACTATGGAAAAAGAAATACGTTCGGGTAGAACAGTAAAATATATTGGTTGTTCTCAAGAACAAATTAATTGGGGTAATAATGATGACCCAAGAAGTTTACTAATTATTGGTCACAAGTATTATGTTGAACATGTAGAACATCATTCATATCATACAAAATTAGAACTTCGTGGTATGACTGGTAAATTTAACTCAGTTTGTTTTGAACTTGTTGAGAAATAGTTATGGAAATTCATTTATTTGTACAGGAAGGTTGCAGACCTTGCATGTATGCTGAAACTCAACTGAAGAAAGTTGAAGGATGGGAAAATGTAATTACCATAACCAATGCTAAAGAGAATGGTGAATGGTCAGCATTTGCTAAGAAATGTGGCGTTGAGGCAACACCAACGCTCGTGGCGTTGACAGATGGCAACATTGTTGCTAAGATGGCAGGGTCACAGGATATGACTTCTGATTTCTGGAGGGCTACGGTAGAAAAGCATGGGCATGTTTGATTATTTCAGATCTTCATATGATCTGGGCGAACAATTTACTAATGTAGTGTGTCAAACCAAAGACATTGAAGATGGTATTGGTGGCACCATGACTGACTATTGGTTAGATCCTGCTGGTCAGTTGTGGTATCCAGATTATCGTCACACGCATACACTTGAAATCTATGAAGAGGGTCATCCAAAATATGATCCCAAAAAAAGTTTCTTTAATCATGAGTGGATTCCAACTGGACAACATGGTAGATATCAACCTCACTACATTACTAAGTATGTTGAGGTGTATCCTGCCAACTGGAAAGGAGCTTGGGAAGATTGGCCACGCTTGAAAATTCACTTTAAACGTGGTATACTACAAGATTATGAGGATATTACAGGACGATGATTGACATTATCAAAATGATTATCAAATCATACATCGCCACGATTCGTTGGGGAGTGCTGTATGAGACAGATGAACAACTGGTCTGGGATGCGTCACTTAGCAAGATTCTTCGTGCATCCTATATTAGAAGGTCTACACTTTCACCACGCAATATTAACACATTAGATCAATGAAACTGATTACACTCAAGCATCGTTATGATTATGGACATGATTGGTATGTTCAAATCCTACACACAAAGCGTTTTGCATTTCTTCAAGCGTCTGTTAGTTGGAATGATTATGCCAGTTGGCCATACCTTCAGATCAAATCTGGGAGTGGTAGTGTATTTAATTTGATATTCTGGGTCTATAGATTCGGAATTGATTTTGGGTTCCTTGAGCATACTTGGAATTGGGATTACATAAATCAATTTGAAGAAGATTTTGACCATCTCCCAATGGAGGAGTGTTAATGTACAGCACCCCAATTAAAGGAACAAATGTCAAGAAAGTTGATGTAGGAAAACCAACCAAAACCACTATGAACTGGTGGGAGTATTGGATTGGTCATTGTTGGATGACTGGATGGCAAACTATTCGCATCAACTTTAGAGTGTGGGCAGATCTCATGGGATCATCTTATGAGAATTATGCTTTACTCAAAGATGTTGATCCAGAACAAGAATGTATTGAATGGTTCTGGGTTGGACTGAATGATGATGATGTTTATCCCAAAGAGTTTCTTGAAGGTCTGATGGAAATGATGGATCGTATTGATCGTGGTGAAGAAAAACTCATTCCACTTGACGAGGTTTTCTTTGAACGAATGAAAGAACTTACTGATGGAGTTGAACTCGATGACTTATGATGAATTGTATGAGCACATTGTTGCTTACATTTCTTTGCCTTATCCTGTTATAACTGGTGATATTACCAATTGGACAGGAAAACCTCTTGAACATGATAAGAAACGTGCTTGTCTAATTCTTGGTGCTTTTATGGAGTTTCTACTTGATTGTGCTGATGAAGGTGTAGATCCTCGTACACTTGATATGACTGGTTTTGTGAATGAGAAACTTGATGAACTGGAGGCAGTAAAATGAGCGGCGGACACTTTGGAGATTGTGGTTACGATTACTACAAGGTAGCACAGTTTGCTGATGAGTTGGAAATAGAGATTCAGAATAATGGTAAGGAAAGGACTGAAGACCGCACTTATGGTTATGAATGGTATCCCAACCACGACCCTGATGTGATTGATGTGCTACAAGAGCAAATCCCTAAACTGCGTAAAATGGCAGAGATTATGAAACACATTGATTATCTCTATAGTGGTGACATTGGTGATGATAGTTTTATGGATCGGATAAAAGAAGTAGAAGAAAAGTATAATGACCCTATTCAGCAAATCTTGAATGATCCTGACGATAATTTGAATAAAAGAATTGCTGAAGCACTTCAAGAGGCGGCAAATGAGTTGTGGAATGATAAATGAATAAATCAAATATCAATCTTCATAATTATAATCAAAAATCAACACTGCAAGAATTTATTCGCGTATATGAAAACGTTCTTCCAGATTCAATGTGCGATTTAATTGTTGATGAATATTTAAACAGTCAACTATGGAAACCAACTGTTGATTCATTAAATACTAGAACATGTATGACAATACCTCTATCAATAAAAAATGTATGGGAGGAAAATAATTATGAAAAAAGGGAAAAAATAGATATTAGTTTATTTAACTACATTCAAAAAGCTGTAAGTTTATATTATAATCAATATGAATATTTCATATGCAAAAATGATAGTGGGTATGATCTCCTCAGGTATTCTGAAGGTGAATATTGCTCTGAGCATATAGACTCATCATATGTGCAAGATGCAAGAAGTTTGAGTTGCTCACTATTGTTGAACGATAATTATGAAGGTGGAGAATTTTGTTTTTTCAATGAACAATTAAAGTACAAATTAAAAAAGGGTTCTGCTTTGATGTTTCCATCAAATTACATGTATCCACACAAAGTGCTTCCAGTAACTAGGGGAGTTAGATATTCAATCATAACTTGGTTTTTTTAATTAAATGAAAAAAGTTAAAATATCAGATTTAATTTATATCAAAGATGATGTTCTATCTGTAGATTTTTGTAATCATTTGATAGACAAGTATGAGCAGGATGAAAGAAAAAAACCTGGCGTAGTTTCTAGGGGTGGATTGGATGTATCTTATAAAAATTGTACGGACTTATTCATATCAAATTTAGATAATTGGAAAGAGGATGATCAAATTTTATTTAATTGTTCCTCTCAATTACTAAAAGAATATAATGAATATTGTTCAAATCTTTTTCCTTCATTATTTTTTTATAGTGGTAATTGGAATTATTCTGACAATGGATATCAAATCCAGAGATATGTTCCTGGAGAATATTATAATTGGCATCATGACTTTGATATTGATTTTAATAAGGGGAGTAGAATGGTTACCATTCTTTGGTATTTAAATACCCTAAAAAATGAAGGATTTACTGAGTTTCTTGATGGTACTAAGATAGAACCGAGGTGTGGCAGGGTAATATTATATCCATCCTCTTGGGACTTTGTTCATAGAGGAATATCTCCAAGTAAATCTAAAAAATATATTGTTGTTAGCGTTTTATATGGTTACCCATTGGGATAAGACCACTTTAACAACTGGAACAGAGCATCTCCACAGGTGCCTTTTTTGCTGTATAATAACTTCAGTTCAAACAAACCAATGGACGACCAGCACACTTACGATCATGACTGAACGCACAAATGAATGGAGAGAAATCTTCAGTGAACTTATCCAAGACAATGGATACTATGAACTTGGTAAGGTAAATTTCTACAATCTTGCAAGTATCTTGGAGGATTTGTATGTAGAAAATGCTGAACTCAAGGCAAGAGTAGAAGCACTGGAAAATGATAAGAAGCAATGGTATCATCCAGAAAGTAGTTTAGCATCAAATAACATTAACTTTGAGGGTTGCTATGACTGAAGATGACAAAGTAGCATTCAAAGAGTTCCGTAATGGTGTAGCACTTACTCTTGGTGTTGTAGGTATTGCTATGCTAATCATTGGAGCATTATCAATGAACGACACACCAATCAATGAAGCATCATTTGAAGTGGTTGACAAATACAGAGAATGTGATATAGTAAGGTATGCGCCACATCAAGTAGCAGAGTACAAGTATTTCCTTTATTGTGAGAAGAACAAATGACTAAACTATCTGCAACTGTAAAAACTGAATATTATCCTGTAGACCTTGAAAAGTTCAAGGAAAATCCAGAACAAAACTTGATGCTGATTCTTGAAGCACTTGAACTTCAGTTCTCTAACACTTCTGTAAATTATGAGAAATTGAAACATATGTTGAAACTTGATTCTCCTGTGACTTATGAATGATGATATGCCATGGGTAAATCTCACACAAGAGGAAGTAGATGAACTTCGCACCAAGAAACATGAACTTACAGAGTATGGTAAACAAAGGTTGAAAGAACTTATGAAAAACCAAGAACCTTATCCTGATGCTATGTTTGAAGAAGCAGAGCGTCGTGAAGCAGAGCGTAAAGCACTTGATGCT